GAACACAGAAGTTAAGCTCAGTGGTGCCGAAAATACTTGGCTGGTGACGGCCCGGGAAGATAGGGAGATGCCAACACAAAGCATACACCCAAACGGGTGTTTTGCTCTATATTCCTCCATAGCTCAGTCGGTAGAGCGCATGACTGTTAATCATGATGTCACTGGTTCGAGCCCAGTTGGGGGAGCCACGAAGAAAGTCAGTAATTGAGCCAAAAACGGCTTGTTTACTGGCTTTTTGCTTTGTTTACAACATTTTTGAGTTTTAAAAATATTTACCTCTTTTTATGCCTTTTAATCTCTTATACTACAGATAAACTACAGATTTTCCATAATAAAAGCCGCCCGAAATGTAATCGGACGGCTTATTTTAGGCCAACAATTTGATTGCGTTGTAAAGGGTGTCAACTTCTTGAATAATGTAGTGGTCAATATCAACCTTGTAATTTGTATGGCCCATAAGTGCGATGATGTCTTCTTCCCTTGCACCTGCGGCAGACATCCTTGTTGAAAAGGTTCGACGGCAAGAGTGCGGAGTAAATTCATCGCCTAAGCCAAGCGCTTGCATCGCCGGGCGAAAACCGTATTTCAAGAAATAATCCTTGTTCATCGCTTTACCAAACTCTGAACCTTCGTGTGTTCGACAGAAGATTGTTTCACCTTTGTGATTTATACAGTTCTCAACCAATTTTAAAATTTTAGGGTGGATAGGTACAACACGATTTTTGCCGGCATCTGACTTTATGCCTGCGATAAAGTAAGGTATTCCTTGCTCACTTACATGGTATTGGTCAGTTGTAAGTGACAAAAACTCGGTCACTCTGAAATTGAGATAGCACATTATATAAACATAATCAGCATAAGGCACTTTGCCTATGTTTTGTCTGATAAGCTCAAGCTGCACATCGGTAAAGCGTGTAGCGTTTACCTCTTCGGGTTCGGGTAGTTCTATAAATGTGCCGTAGTCTTTATTTACAATATCTTCTTTCATTGCAAAATCGTAAAGACTTGTGACGAAGCATTTAATCTTATGTAGAGCCGAGTAGCCTAAGCCTTGGCAGATTTTAGGCGTATCAGTGACTTTATAAGTGCCTTTACCATTAGGTAAGAGATATTTTAATTTGCCTTCTGCGCCGACCTCGTGATGTGGATTTTCGTAATAATCTATGATGAATTGATAATCCGAGGTGCGCAAATCTCTAAATTTACGCTTATACAAGGGCTTTAGCTTGATATAAGCGCTTGCGTAGTTGCTTTTTACGCTGTCACCAAGTTTTTTATATGCTTTAGTTTTTATCCATTTTTCGTGCAACTGCTCAAGCGTCATGTTAAAGCCGTTTACAGGATTGTACTCATAATCTTTGAGCGCATTTTCTGCCTCTCGCTTTGTAGCGAAAGTTCCCAAATAAACTTGTTTCCCTGTGACAGAGCTTGCAGCGGCATACGGTTTTGACTTGCTATCTTTGCGTATATAAATGCTTCCTGTACCTTTTGTTCTGCGCCTGTTTTTCGGCTTGTCAGATGATTGATTTTTACCGCAGTAAGGACAATACGCAAAATTGTCCTGCAATTCTCGGTTACACCGTCGGTTTATACATTTTTTCATCATTTTGCTCCTTAAAAAAGGGTGCAAAAATCCCCTGCAAAATATTGTAATTTTCGCAGGGGTGTGGTACAATATATTTGCTGATTAAAGTACCATTGCACCCGTTGTAATGGTTTCCGCTCCGACTTGCGACAACAGGTCAGGGCGGTTTTATTTTTGCTTAATTTTTTATTTAACTTTTTTGCTGGCAATGTTCATCGTTACATCATTATCATAAGTATCTGTATCAAAATATTTTAAGTCAGCTCCTACGGTTGAAGGATTAAAATTTTTGCAATCTTCTATCGCAAGCTCTATCATGCCTTCGCTGTTTGCTGAAATTGGATCACTGCAAACAACATTGTTATAACTTCTGCCGTCCAATATAACGGTATCGGCTTGTATGGTTATAGATTTACCCATTTTGTTCTTAACATAAAAATGAACCTCAGCCTCATCATCTGAATAAGGATATTGTTCTGTATCGCTATAATATACGGCTATATCGCTATCAGAATAAAGTTCAACTAAAGTGTCTTCAAATTCTGTAGGCTTTTCAGTAGGCGGTTCTGTTTCATCTTCAAAATCATCATAGCTATCAATTACAATCGAATCAATTATTTGTTTTTCGTATCTATCAAAATTTGGTGATTGCTTGTCGCCATCGCTATTAAAAGACATTAAATATAAATAACCGTCTGTAATAAAAATATAAGAATTGTAAAACTTATCATCCCCTTCTTCGCTACATTTAAAAGTTCTGTGGAGGGTTTTGCAACCACACATATCAATAATTTCCTTACTCTGCTCTTTGTAGTTATCATAAGTTTCTTTGTCGGATTTTATCAGTTCATCAATCAAAGTGTCATCTAACTTTATTTTATCGGATTCGAGTTTTGTACATCCAACAAAAAACAGTTCATTAAAAATATTATAATGATAATGGTGGCTACCATCGGACTTTTGGGTTTTCCAACTGTCGGGAACCTGATAGCCAACTGTCCCCATGTAATATTCAGCCATTTCAGAATACGCTGTTGTTTCTTCCTCATAACTATAATAACTATCTTCTGTTGTTAGTTGAATAGTGGTTTCTGTTTCCTGTGGGTTAGGTTGGCTAACTTGCGAAATAGCCGTTACGACAACGGCGCATAAAATTAAAGCTATTAGTAAAGCAATGTAAAAATGTGAAGTGCGATATATAGGCTTTTTGTTAGAAGATTTTTCAGTACCGCTTGTGGGTTTGAATTTGTTTTTTTGATAGGCATGACATTCAGGGCAAAATACTGAATTGCTCGGTATTATTTTACCACATTCCTCACATTTGTAAGATTCTGTGCTTTCAGATTCGCTGTCCTTGAACAAGGCGATCTGTTCAATCTTTGCACCACATTCATTGCAAAATTTTGAGCCGGCAGGAATCTCAAAACCGCATTTTTGACATTTCATTTATAAATCCTCCTCTTTTGATATATATTGACAAAATATATATCATATACTAAAATAATATTAGAGAGGTTCAGACTTCTCACTATTTCTATTTGACCTACCATAGTTGCCGCTATGGTAGGTTTTTCTTTTTGTTGATAAAATCTGCAAATTGCTCCTTTACTTGCCGTTCAAGAGGGTGCAGATAAAAGGCGTTTCTGCGTTCGAGCTCTGCCATTCGTTCAGCCCTGTAGGTTGCCGCCTCAAAGCTAATGTCACATAAATTTGCAATTGCAGCGGCATTTGTTGCGTGTAGCTCATGGAGTACACAAGCCGGAGCCAACAAATCTCGAGCAAATACATTTGCTGAATGTTCGGCATCGTCGATTGTTGCAAATCCATTGCCGTTTTCCTTAAACAACTGACCTAAAAATATATGACCAAGCTCGTGCGCAATTGTAAATCTACATCGCTGAGGGGATTGCTCATCTGCATATATGATATAAAGTTTATCATTTTGCATTAAAGTTGTACCGCTCTCGTTTTGGTGTAGCAGATTGACCGCTGAATTTTTCAGCAAAGTAATATCAGCTTGTTTAGCTATTTGGCTTACCTTAACAGGCAGACTGTTAATTTTATAGTCGATTAAACATTGCCAAGAGGCGTTGCGTGCCTGTTTGTATTTACCATAATTCAAGTTTTACCACCTCATAGGTATATTTTAACCTATGGGGTGTTTTTTATTATGTAAAGCTTATAAGTCTGTATCGTCAGGCTCAAACTTGCTAAGATCAGGTAAGTTTACTATTTCGATAGGCTGATTATTGCCGTCGCTTCGTGCAGCTTTCACGGTTGGTATCAATATTTCATCTTCCACACCGAGCAATCTATCGACTGCAGGTTGCATTTCGGGGTTATTTCTGTATGCGATTATAAGTTTCTTTTCTTTGTCTGATGTTTCAAAAGGTAGTTTAACCGCATTGCAATTTTGCAAATCATTTATACTAATTCCCAAACCTGCACAAATTTTAATCACACTATCAACAGCAGCTCCACCAATAGAGCCGTTAAGCATAGATCTAAGTGTGCTGTATGGTATTTCAATTTTTTCGGCAAAGGTTTTTACACTAAATCCTTTGTCACTTATTAACTGTTTTATGTAATCTTCTCTTGTCAAGTTAATCACCCTTTACTATTACTGATTGTAACACGCTGTTTACGAAAAATCAATACTAAAATGCGAAATTTCGTAAAAATATTTTTAAAAATCCGTTGACAAGTGCGAAATACCGTGTTATATTTAATATAGAAACACGAAATATCGCATTTAGGAGGTGAAAAATCGTGTTTGACAAAATCGAAGTAATCATTTTTGAAAAGAAAATGAAAAAGAAAGAAGTTGCCGAGAAAATGGGAATTTCATACGGACAGTTCTGTGCAAAAATGCGTGGGGAATATCCATTTACGCTTGATGAAGCTCTCCGCTTAAAGTCGGTTTTACAAACTGATTTATCTATCGAAGATTTATTCGGTTCGGCGGCTTGATTTTTCTGAACACACAAAAAACAGCTTAACGAAAGGAATGATAAAAATGGCACTAACCATATATGCGGTAGTTGCTACCGTAGTAGCAGTAGTGGCAATCATAAAAGCTGTAAAATGGAAAATTGCTACAAGGGCAATGGTGGTTTATTGTATGAAGAATTTCAGAATACCCACAGACAAAGAACTTGCCGACTGCTCCAAAGAAGCCGCCGGCAAGACAATAAGATTTAAGTAGGATTTGACAAGATGCTTGAAGTGAGAAAGCAAAGAGGCAAAGCTACACAACACGCTAATGGACTTGAGGTTTATCACTGGTGGATGCAGGATGGTGTTTTGCCTGGGCAATTAAGTTTTGACGGAGAGGATTGGTTATAAATGAGAGAATATTTATTTAGGGGCAAGATGATAGCTAACAGTAAGTGGTCAGAGGGCAATTTGCTTGTGACTAAACAAGGTTGCTGCATAACACCCGATGCAACGGTGTTAGGTAGCTACGGTGCGGTCAACCCCGAAACGGTTGGTCAGTACACAGGAATGAAAGATAAGAACGGTAAGAGAATTTTTGAAGGAGACATCCTCAAAATTAAAAGCTATGACTACGACTATGAATATATAACTCAAGTTTATTATTTTTGTCATACATTATGTGTTGACATTTACGGACAGGATTATGGCTTTATTGCTATCGGTTTTGCAGATGATATTTGGAACGAGGAAGGCTGTGAGATAGAAGTTATCGGAAACATATACGATAACCCGAACTTAGTAAGAGGTGATTATTAAATGAATGAAAAAATCCTAATCAACCCTAAAACGAATCAGGAGTACAGAGATGTACCGCCCACGGTGGCGGCGAAATATCTTGGTGTGGCTCTTAATTTTATTTACGAAGGACTTAAAAAGCAGACTTTGCCGATAGGCTCGGCAGTGCAAAGCGATTCAGGGCGTTGGAGCTACAACATACCGATTGACCGGCTAAAGACCTATGCAAGCGGTGCAGATATATCCTTACTGACTACACTGCTCAACAAATTGATCGGCAGCGGAAATACAATCAACGAAAGGACGGCGTAAAAATGATAAATTCGCCGTGCTACGGCTGTCAGATACGGACAACAAGATGTCATACAGATTGTGAAAAATATCTTGAATACAAATCAAAGTGCGACAACCGCCGAGCCGAACGTTCTAAGAATTATGACTTTTTTAATTACATCTGTCATAAAATCAACATCCATACGAGATGTCGCAAATCAAATAAATGAAAGAATAGGTGAATATATGGAAATCATTGCAAATAACCGTGCAAATAACCGTGAACATATTGCTTTTAAAGACTTGAAAAAAGGCGATATTTTTGTATTAGCCTCAGATGGCAAATGGTACATAAAAAACAACGATTTTTATGCAGTACGACTTTCAGACGGCGAAACCGTTGAGCCGAATTTCACACCTTTACTTTGCGAAGTCAAAGATTGCGTGCTCGTAGAAAGAGAAATCTATACAGCATTAGCTGAAAAGGAGTGTAACAAATGTGGCATTTAAGAAACTACGAAACCAAAAGGTCGCTCAGGAAAAAGTATAAGCATTGCCAAGAGCAACTCGAATACACCCGAAAGAGCCTCAGCACGAAAAGTGATGAGCTTGAAACAGCACACAGCGACATTGACTTTTTTAAGGTCAGAATCATCAAGGCGCTTAATGAAGTTAATAAACTTTGTGAGGACAACAATCTGTTTTTACCGCCTGAGATTGAACGCATACAGGTTGAGCTTGCGGTCACAGATGTGATTGACTTTAAAGAAACCTCCAAAGGCTTTATTTGCGTAGCGGTTGAGGAGTGCAACCGATGAATTTTACAGGCAAAGAAAAAGACCGTTGATTGTAGTGCAAGCAATCAACGGTCGGCAAATAACACAAGGCTATCTGCAATGTACAAATACTGTTCAACATTATTATATCAGATGACCTTGTGAAAATCAAGGAGATTATAAAAATGAACAAGAAATCTAAATTACAAATGATACAGGTTGAAAAACTGCACCCACATCCACAGAACCCTCGAAAGGTTATCGGAGATGTGACGGAGCTTGCGGAATCTATCAAGGCTAACGGAATTTTGCAGAACCTCACGGTTGTGCCGATGAATGACGATTGGACGGAGTTCACCGTCATTATCGGTCATCGCAGACTTGCAGCGGCAAAGCAGGCAGGTTTGACGGAACTGCCGTGTGCAATCGTTGAAATGAGTGAAAAAGAACAGCTTTCAACAATGCTCACAGAGAATATGCAGAGGTCCGACTTAACCGTATATGAAGAAGCAAAGGGCTGTCAGTTGTTGCTTGACCTCGGCGATACGGTCTCAGAAATTGCAGAGAAAACAGGATTTTCCGAAAGCAAAATCAGAAGAAGAGTAAAGCTCTGTGAGCTTGACGAAGAGGCATTCAAAGAAAGCCAAATCCGACAGCCTACGCTTGCAGACTATGACCGATTAAATCAGATTAAGGACATTGAAACGAGAAATAAACTGCTCAAATCAATCGGCACGAATAATTTTGACAATCTTTTGTATTCTGCTGTAAAAAAGCAGGAAACAGAGGAAGAGAAAGAAAAAATTGAAAAACTCTGTCTTGAACATGGAATGACCAAAGTACAGAACCATGACGAAATTCCGAATAACTATAGTTACGCAGGACTGTTTGCGCTCAAAGATTTGGTCGGTAAAGATTTTGCTGACGGCAGGAAAAGATATTTTTATTTTGCGTACGGCTCAAACATCTGCATTTACGCAGAAGCATTGAAAAAACAGAAAAAAAAGATCCCGAAGAAGAAAAGCGAAAGCTTGAAGAGCAGAGATGGGACGAGCTTGTTGAACAGGCGGAAGAAATAGACGAACGCTGTGAGGCTCTCAGAATAGGCTTTATGCTTGATACAAATTTCAATGACAGCAGCAAAAAGCAGGAGCTTGTGAAATTTATAGTCGCCCAAGTGGCGGCAGAAGCCAGTAACAGAGATTATCGTTTCGAAAAAATTATCGAACACAACTTTGAAGATGATGAAAACATAGATAGCTACATCAACGAACATTGGGGCGATAACAGCGGTAGCTTGCTTATGGCGGCGGCATACGCTTCATGCCAAAGAACTTATGGAAAATTAAGCTTTATTTGTGTAGGCTATAACAGCAAAACGATCAGCCGAAAAAACAGCCCGGATTTAAACAAATTTTATGCTTTACTCTGCAAACTCGGCTATGTGATGAGCGACGAGGAAATACAACTCCGTGACGGCACACATCCGATTTTCACGACAGGTGAAGTCAATTAAAAGAACATTTTGCTGACGTCCGCAAAATGTTCTTGCGGCGGCAAATTTAATAAGTTAATCACGCTCTGCACAGCGAGATTATATATTCCCTCTTTTGATAAATTATATACCTATCTACTTTTTTTCAGTAATATTACCGATTCGGGCAGGTGCAGATGCCCGAACAAATTAACCGATAACAAGCTCTGCACAGTTTATTATATAAAACTCGTTTACTCCTCTTTAAATAAATTCTGACATTGTATAAAGCGGAGTATGTGCAGATACTCCGCTTAGGTGAAGAAAATGGAGCTATTAGAATTTAAAAATCAGATGTTAAAGTTATGCGACACATCTGATTTGAAAGAAATCGGAAACAATCTTTTTCGTGTAGTTCTGAGTAATGAAACACAGTTTTATGATGAATACAATGAACTTGTTGCTAATGAGAGTAAGGATTGGTTGCAGGCATTGTGGCAATATTACGAAGCCGACCGAACAGAGAAAAAGCAGGATTATTCCCCGAAAAGTCTTTGCAAATTAGTATCTGCCTTGGTGGGGGATTGTGAAACTATTTACGATTGTTGCGGAGGAAGTGGAGCGTTGACTTTGCAAAATCTAAAGGATAAAGCTATTTCAAATGTGTATATAGAAGAACTTGACGAGAATGTTATCCCGCTTTTGTTGTTCAACTTATCTTTACATAACGCAAATGGCTATGTCATAAATGGCGATGTGCTGAAACAAGAGAAATATAAAATATATCAACTCAGTAACGGCGAAAAATACAGCACAGTTAAAATTGTTGATAATGTGCCTGATTTTAAAGCTGATGTTGCTGTCAGTAATCCGCCGTACAACATTAAGTGGCAACCGCCGTTACCGCTTGAAAATGACATTAGATTTCCAGTGATTCCGCCGGCGGGCAATGCGAATTATGCTTTCGTTTTTAATTGCATTGCAAGAGCAAACAAAGCAGTCTTGATTCTGCCAATGGGCGTGTTGACGCAACGCAATGAATATGATATACGAAAATATTTGGTCGATAATGATTTGATTGAGTCAATAATTACTTTACCAAATAATATGTTTGAATGTACAAGTATATCAACCTGCATAATGGTTTTAAACAAAAACAAAGCAAACAAAGGTAAAGTGAATCTGATACATAGCATCCAAAATTTTGTCGTTGAAGAGCGAGAACAAAATGGACAGTTTGGCGGTAAAAGTCACACGAACAGAACTTACAAAAAGAAATATAACGTTTTGTCCGATGAAAATATAAACAAAATCATTCAGGTTATCAAAAACCTAACAGAAGTGAATGAATTTTCTTTGATAAAGTCAAACGCAGAGATAGCAGAAAAGAAATATATGCTCGCTCCGAGTAAGTTTTTTGATGTTAGCATTGAAGATTTTGAAGACGATAAACATCGTGATTTTCAAGAAATTGCCGATAATATCAATTATATTACTAAAATGCAAAATGCTTGTAAGTTAGTTATTAATGAAACAATTGCCCGAAAATTAGGCTTTGATGTTCAGCTTTATAAAGATGAGAACAAAAATTCAAATCAGTTTGCGGACGAACAATCCAAATTGTTAGGCATTAAAATTGAAAAGTCCGATTATATTCAGTTCACAAAAAATAAGAACGAATTTGTATTTAAGTGCAACGATAAAGAATTGTTACCTGATATTTTTATCCACTTTTTGACAATATGGAAAAATCAAATTTCTTTACTCAACACGATGCAGAATCAGTATTTAACTGAACTCAGGGATGCAGAACTCTCTGAATTGATGTCCGGAAAAATATCGCATGAATAAGGAGACAGAAAAAATGGATGTAAACATAATCACAATAAAATTTAAAGACGGTTCAAGCATATATATTGATGATGTTTCTGATTATGTCATAAATAACAATGTTATCAAAGTTAATAAAAATGGATATAATCAGTTTTTTAATTTCGACGAAGTTAGATATATCGGAAGAACATTTGATTTAGAACCCGAAACATACGATGCAATGAAGAGATGGGACAATGAAAATAAAAAAAGCATTTGAGATATGCAAGAAAAATAAAAACAAGAAAGGAAATGCCGATGAAGCAGTATGAAGCTGACCAACAGCGGAAGTTATTTCAGTGGACAACCTTCATCAGAACAGAATATCCAGAAGTTGATTTGATGTTTCACATTCCAAACGGCGGAAGTCGAAATAAACTTGAAGCGGCCAACCTAAAAAGGCAGGGAGTGAAAGCAGGTGTGCCTGACTTGTTTCTGCCTGTCAGCCGTGGCGGCTATCACGGATTGTTTATCGAATTAAAATACGGTAAAAACAAGCCAACCGAAAAACAAACCGAATGGCTTAAAAGTTTGAATGAACAAGGCTACGCTGTCGCTGTATGTTATGGTTGCGACGAGGCAAGCGAAAAAATATTAAGATATTTGAAATTGGGTGATATAAATGAGTAAAGAAAAAAAGAGACGGGGCAAGAGAAAAAAACTTGATCGTTTGGATAGAATGTGTCTCTATTGTGCCGATTACAATAAAAAGCACGGCACAAACTACAGTTACGGAGAATTTGTAGCGCAAATCGCCGCAAGAAAAATTAAACCGCTCGGTTTGTACGATTACGCAGATTAGGAGGAAAAAATGATTGATTGCTCAAAAACAGAAAATTATTTTGCTGAAAAAGCAAGAATGACGAAAAAAGACAAACTTGGAAGATGCAAACTTTATTGTGGCGAATGCCTTTTAAACAATAAAAATAACGGTACATCCGAAAATTTATTGTGTGGGGCTTTTGAAGCAATCTATCCCGAAAAGGCAATTTCAATTATTCAGAAATGGTCGGATGAGCATCCACAGAGGACTTATCTAACCGAATTTCTGAAACATTACCCAAACGCTCTGCTCAAGGATGACGGAACACCCGAAATATGCCTCAGTAGCTTAGGATTGACGAACTATAATGGATGCAGAAACGGCATTACTTGTTCGGAATGTTGGAATCAGCCTATTGAGGGCGGTGAAGAGTAATGGGAGAGCTTAAAGGCAAAATAATAGATTTTGAACCGTATCGTGTGGAAAAGGAGCTTGAACAATTTAAGGATTATGATGAAAAGAACTTTTTTGCAGATTGTTATGTTAGTGACGAGTGCAAAAATCCAGACAGTTACGGAATTGTATGTGTAAAATGCGGAGAGTGCGGACGCACTTTTACAAAAGATGGAATTTTAAAGGAGGATAATTGTAATGACACCAAATGAATACAGGCAACGGCTTATTGAATTACTGCTATCAGATTGGTCTGATGAAATGGACGGTGAAAAATAATGGCATTTCCCGAAAAGCTAAAAGCGTTAAGACTTGAAAATGGCTTAACGCAAGATGAACTGGGCGAAAAGCTCTATTTGAGCAGAACAAGTATATCTTACTATGAGCAGGGAAAATTTGAACCTAATATTGAAACCATAATAGCTGTAGCGAATTTATTTAACATCACAACAGATGAATTGTTGAAGTGAGGTGTGAACACAATGACAAACTTTGAAAAAATCAAATCAATGAGCAAAGAGCAAATGACACGTTTTATGCTTGATATTATGCTTGACACATTAAATAACAATGTTTGCGGTTATTGCGAAAATTGTGATGCTCCTTGTCTTGGAAATGAAGAAATTATTAGAAAATGGCTTGAAAGTGAGGCAAGCAACAATGGCTGAATCCAAAAAAACAGTTGCAGCGGAAACACAAGACAAGCCGACAGCACCGGCAGAAACATTATCAGAGCTTGACAAGCTCGTTGTTGCGTTTATTGACGGCGCTCTTGATGTTAATGAAATCAATAAGCTTGATATATTCAACAGATGGCTTGTTCTGTCAATGTCTGCAATATACAGCTGTGCGAAAATAGGATTGCTGTCCGCTAAGGCTTGTGTTAAGGCAAAGTACAAACTCTTACAGGAATATCGCAGATTTAGAACCAACACATTTTTCGCCGAAAAAGAACATATTGAGTGGATTAAACGCACAAGAGAAACCTCATGTAAACTAACGGAACTGTCAAAGGCGATTGCTGAACATGATCCGGAAGTGTTGTCGATAGCTTTACAAATTATTGATTTGCTCACGAAGCAGGATATTTACAACAAACTTTTTATTTTATCGGACGCATCAGATACATATAAAGCAGATTGCTTAAAAACGTTGACCGAAAATGATACAGCGTTTTTGGATGAGTTCGGCAACATACCATTTGTGGATTTGCTTTTTAAATTTTATAAATCGACAGAAGAAACGAGAGCATCGGAAATTTTCAAAGAGTTGGATGCAGACAACATTAGAACCGTAGCTTGTCACGTGCCGGTTAAGTCGGACGATTGTCGAGGAATCACCAAAAGCTACAAAGAATATTTCGGCATTTAAGGTAAGGCAATATTCTTGCCAGCTGCAAAATCTTAAAGGAAATTCAAATCAAGTTAATCCTATATAAAAAAAGTAATCAAAGCGACGACTTCCGTTTTGATTAAGCTGTTACAAAAGAATGCACCAAAAATCAAACACACAATTGCAGCGGCAAAGTTGCACAGAGCAGTAACTCAAGTGGTCAGATTGGGTTACTGCATATTTATATCATCTGACTTTTTAATACGATAACAGAATAATAAATAGTCACAAAAAAGGAGTTGAGATACTCCTTTAATAGCCTGCTCAAGGAATTAATTAAGTGACCGTTTTAGTTTTAAGCTATATAATAGGAAGTTTAATATGTTTACATACAAAGCTGAAATCAAGTCGGGGCCTCTGCTCGAAGTGAAATATTATAAATCTTTCAGAAAGAGAAACAAGAAAAATCTTGCGAGGCAAATCAATCAATCCCGAACGAATGAAAAGCAAACCAAAGCTAACCGTGTCAGAGGTGAGCAACACACCCAAAGATTAATTCTTTGCAACTTTTCTGAGGGTGATTGGTTCGCACGGTTTTCTGCTCCGTTTGGTGAGTTTACCGAGGATGAGTTTGAAAAAGTTGTGTCAAATTTTTTCAAACGAGTAAAACGCAGAACGAACAAGAAACAAATCAAGTTTAAATACATCGGATATTGCGAATGTGGAAAGCTCGGAAAAAATTGGCACCTGCATATTGTGATTGAAGATTGCGTTAGAAAAATACTGACAGAGTGCTGGCCATGGAAAAACGGAATAAATTTCACTATGCTCTACCAAGACGGAAATTATGCTGACCTTGCAAAGTACATACGCAAAGATGTCAATGGCAAGAAAAGATTAAAAACATCAAGAAATTTAACAAAGCCTGAAATCAAAGTGACAGAAGGAAAGAAGAGAGAATATCGAAAGCTTGAACGAGGTGAGGCTCTGCCTTGCCCGGACGGATATTATTTCTACAAGGACGAAATGTGGATAAATGATTTTACTGGTGCAACTTTTCACTTTACATACTTAGCCAACACTCACAAGCATAAGAAATTCGGAGGTGCAAGAATTTGAAAGATTCAACGAAAGATTATACGATTGCGCAATTCAGGTCATATGCTGCTCTCGGCTGTCCGAGCAAAGCACAAATCATTTCTGACAAAACAATGCACAAAGCACTGCGACTTGACTTGCTTGCCGTGATAGACACATTAAATGCCTTGACGAACAGCGGAAAAGACTACATCTGTCAGGCTGTATGTGCTGTTTATTTTCCTGCACCGACAGAAGAATTAAAAAAAGGTGAAATCAATTCGAGGGTAATGAGATGTGCTCTTGAAAACTACACGGACGAGCGAACTGTGTGGCGCTGGCTGAAAGAGGCAAGATTACTTTGCGCCAACCTTCGAGGGTTGAACACAGGCTATTTGTACAACTTGCACAAATAAAGATGTCAGTAGAAACGATTGATTTTGATGTAAAATTAAATTGCAATGATAAAACGAAAAGTAACTACAGATTGGATTATAAAACAAATTCGCAGCGGTAAAGCATACAGGTTTTACTTGACAGCGAATTGGGCAGAAGTCCGTGACAGAAAAAAAGCACTTGAACATTATGAATGTGAACGCTGCCGCAAGGTGGGTAAATATAGTCCTTGTGAAGCCGTGCATCACAAGCTATACCTCAAGGCAAGACCTGACCTTGCTCTCGACATCAACAACCTTGAATGTCTTTGTAAAGATTGCCATTACAAAGAACATCACAAATATGAACCAAAAAAATTAAAAGATGAGTTTGCTGAGAAGTGGTAGTCAAAAAAGACATACCCCCCGGGTAAAAAATCGAAAAATTCTGAGGTCAATGGATAACGGAGTAAAGGCACGACAGTTTGGTCTCGCGCACGCACACGAGAAATTTTTGAGAGAGGAGCAGCATAAATGGCACAGATTAAAATTGCAGAAATCAAGGACAGCTTGATTGAACAACTGACCTTGAAAGGTGCAAACATTGAAGTCTATAGAGATTTAATTGACAGCTATATTTTTTGTACGAAACTTGAGCGTAAAATGCAGGCGGACATCCGCAAAAATGGCTTGACATACAAAGCTATCAGTGCCACAGGTAAAGAGTACATGAAGGACAACCCCTCAGTAAAAAATGCCGTAATGTACAACAAACAGCGTTTAGCGATCCTCTCGCAAATGGGGCTGTCAATTGACAAAGTTGAGAGTGAATCTGATGACGAACTGTAAAGTCATAGACGATTACATTGACCTTGTTAAAAACGGTAAATATCGTGTATGCCGAGAGCAAATTCAGCTAATTAAGTTTGTCGAAAATGTCTTTGAAAACGAAGAAATTTACGTCGATGAAGAACAGCTTGAAAAAAATTTAGCTTTGCAGAAATATTTTCCTTATAAACTTTTCGAGTGGGAAAAATTCTGTTTTACATTGCATAATTGCACATACTCCTCTCCCGGTGTTTTAAGGTTTCCCGACCTTGTAATCATCGTTGGGAGGGGCGCAGGTAAGAATGGCTATTTAGCTTTTGAGGATTTTGCGCTTATAACGCCGGTGAATGGTATTAAAAACTACGACATCGACATTTGCGCGACTTCGGAAGAACAAGCAAAAACAAGCTTTAACGACATTTACGAAATTTTGGAAAACAATTCAGCCAAAATGCAGCGGCATTTTAAGTGGAATAAAACCGAAATTGTAAATATAAAAACAAATTCAACAATCAGATACAGAACATCGAACAGCAAAACGAAAGACGGCGGCAGACCGGGTAAGGTTGATTTCGATGAAAAGCACGCTTACGAAAACTACAACTTGATTGACGTTTTTACAACAGGCTTAGGAAAAAAGCCGATGCCAAGAACGACGACCACGACGACTATGGGAAATGTTCGAGACGGTCCGCTTGACCAAGAATTTGCACGAGGGCTTGAAGTTTTGAACGGTGATGCGCCTGACAATGGCACGCTTTATTTCATTTGCCGTTTGAACGATGACAAAGAGGTTCACGACGAGCAAAACTGGTACAAAGCAAATCCAAGCTTGCAATATTTCCCAAACTTACTTCGAGAGCTTCGGAAGGAATACGAAAAATGGAAAATTGACCCGAACAATAACACCTCTTTTATGACGAAAAGAATGAACCGCCCACAGGGAACAGAAGCAAATCCTGTAACCTCATGGGAAAATATCAAAGCTACAAACAGACCTCTTCCCAACCTTGAGGGTAAGCCGTGCATATTTGGCATTGACTACACCAAAACTACTGACTTTTTGGGGATCGGTTTAATGTTTTTGATTGACGGCTCAATCGCATGGAAACCATTTTCGTGGTATTGTTCACAATCTGCGGATTTGGGCAGAATTAAATTTCCTTATGCTCAACAGCCTGATTTACAAAGGGTTGACGGAGCGGAAATACCTCCCGAAATTGTAGCTGACTGGTTGAGAGAGCAGACAAAGCATTACAACATTGTCGGTGGAGCATTGGACAGTTACCGCTATACTTTGCTCAAGGAGCCGTTAATGCAGTTGGGTTTTGAATGCGACCGCAAAGGACGAAATAATCTAAAACTTGTAAGGCCGTCGGATAAAATGCTTGTCGCTCCTCTAATTGCTTCGGATTTCGCTAATCATCGTATTGTTTGGGGCGATTCGGCGTTAATGCGTTGGTACACAAACAACACATCGGCTGTCGAAGATAAAAACGGCAATATTATCTATGGCAAGATTGAGCCGAAATCAAGAAAAACAGACGGATTTATGGCGTTTGTTTCCGCATATACACAGCTTGATTTGCTGAAACAAAATCAGCCGATGACGGTTGATGAACTTAAAAATTGTTTTAACGCAATTTTATTTTAAAGGCAGGTGAAAACAAAAATGAAAGTAATAAACTGGGTGAAAAATCTTTTTAGAAAAGATGCCGTTGCAGCGGAATTTAATGAGGACGGCTCGACAGTCGATGAACAGAGATTCCACCTGACGGAACTCGCCTTATTTACCGCAATTGATTTTATTGCTCGAAGTTTGGCAAAGTGCGAATTTGTGACAGTAAACAATAACCGAGAAAGTCGCAAAGCTGAATATTATCTCTGGAACTATTCGCCGAATAAACATCAAACAAAAATCGAATTTTTTACGCAGGCTGTTGCAAAGTTGATTTTTGACAATGAATTGTTAATTATCGAAACTGCCGACAACCAGCTATTAATTGCAGACAGTTTTTCAAGAACAGAACACGCATTGATTGATGATTCTTTCAGCGGTATTACTTGCCGAAATTTTACATATCAGCGAACTTTTTTTGAAAGTGAAGTAATTTATCTTCAATATAATAATTTCGCTCTGAGGGGATTGTTAGCCGACATGTGCAACACTTACGAGCAGTTAATGTTATCAGCTCAGGAAAGATATAACAAAGCGGTCGGCCACAAAGGTATTTTGGAGCTTGAAAATTACAGCTTTGGCGATGAAAATTTTGCCGAAACCTACAACAAAGTGCTGTCAAAGCAGTTTAAATCATTTTACTCAAACAAAAACGCTGTTATGCCGATTTTTAAGGGTATGAAATATTCAGAACCCTCAACCGATGCAGGAAAAACTACAAACAGCGAAATTAACGACATTCAAAAGTTAAAAACTGAGGCGTACACGATTGTCGGCAACGCTTTGCACATTCCGCCGGCAATTTTAAGTGGTGAAGCCTCTCAACTCTCGGACGCTATGGATTGTGCTATCGGAAATGCAATTGATCCGATTGCAAATATGTTTGAGCAGGAAATCACCAAAAAGAGATTCGGCGGTGCTGAATTTAATAAAGGCAATTATCTACTGATTGACACAACGACAGTCAGACATATTGACGCAATCAGTCAGGCGAATAATCTTGATAAGTCAATTGCCAGCGGTGTGCTGACACCTGCACAGGCTCAAAAATATTGCAATATGCTCCCCTGCTCAGATGCTTGGGCGCATACATATTACATTACCAAAAATTACCAAGCAATAGCAAACGCCCTGAAAGGTGGTGAATAAATGAAAAGTAGAAATTACAACATCAAGCAGATTGCCGAAAATCAGAATGTTTTGCAAATCTATCTTTACGGTGAAATTGAGCCGAGCTGCTTGAATATTTGGGGCGACCTCGTAGAATCCAAGACAAGCGCTGAATATATTCGTAAAGCAATCGAAAAAGCAGGTGAAATTGAAGGCATTGAAATCTACATCAATTCCGTGGGCGGATTCGTCGATGAAGGTGTAACTATTTACAACCTGCTCAAACGACAGAGTGTGCCGGTCACTGCATACATTGACGGTATGGCTTGTTCAATTGCCTCTGTTGTCGCAATGGCGGCTGACAAGATTGTAATGCCGTCAAACACAACAATGATGATTCATCATGCAGTCGGCGGTTGTTACGGCAATGCGAAAGAGCATAGAAAAGTTGCAGCTCAGCTCGACAAAATTAGTGAAGCAAGTACAAACTCTTACCTTGTGCATGCAGGCGATAAGCTCACGAGAGAAACCCTCGAGCCGCTTCTCAACGCAGAAACATTTCTGACTGCGCAGGAAGCTTTTGACATCGGCTTGTGTGACGAAATTCTTGATCCGGTTGATTTAACCGAATCAAAAGAGATTGTTGACGATGCACAGCAAAAGAAGAATCCAAAAGCGAAACAGGCAGCGGCAGAGCTTTTAAAAATGCTCGGAACAAAGCCTGACCAGCAGACACCACCTGAGCCCAAGCTGAAAAATCCCGAAGAAAAGGATAGCTTTGGCTTTATTGAAGAATACTTCAAAAACAAAAATTTATTTATAAAGGAGATTTAAAAAAAATGAAGAATCTTGATGCGATTAAGAACGCAAAAGCAAAGTTTGCGCAGAACTTGAAAACTGCCATTGATTCCAAAGATGAAGCAAAAATGACCGAGGCTCTCAACGCCTATGCTGATAGTATTCAGCAGTCCATTATTTCCGTTGCTCAGGAAATCGGCGAAACTGCCGACAACACAATCCTTGCCAAGAGAGGATTCAGACAGCTTACAAGCGCAGAGCAGAAATTTTACAATAATTTCGTCACAGCGGCAAAATCTGCTGATGTTAAGCAGGCTCTCACTGGTCTTGATGTTACAATTCCGCAGACAATTCTCGATACAGTGCTTGAGGACATTACAAACAATCATCCTCTGCTTGATGCAATCGGCATCGAAAACACATACGGCTCTGTTAAGGCGATTTTTGCCACAGACACAAAACAGCTCGCTGCTTGGGGTGCTTTAAGCTCAAAAATCACACAGGAGCTTGCCGGCACAATCCAGGAAAAGGATTTCTCAACATCAAAGGTAAGTGCCTTTATCCCTGTTCCGAAGGATATACTTGACCTCGGCGCTGTATACATCGACGCATATGTCCGCAGAATCCTTGCGGATGCTCTCGCATATGCCCTCGAGGACGGCTTTATCAACGGTGACGGCAATGGAAAGCCTATCGGCATGCTTAAGGATCCCGAGGGTGCTGTAAAGGCAGGCGCATATACCGAAAAAACAGCAACAAAGCTCACAAGTCTTGACATTAAGTCATATATGGATGTTGTTGCAAAGCTCGCAAAGGGCAAGGGCGGTAAAACGAACAACATCACATCGGTTGACCTTATCGTAAATCCTGTTGATTATCTCACAAAGATTATCCCTGCTACTACGGTTCTTGCCACAGACGGCTCGTACAAAAACAACCTTTTCCCGTTCCCGACTAATGTTTACCCATCTGAAATGGTGACAGAGGGCACGGCTGTTATCGGTCAGCTTTCAAAATACAAAGCTTGCCTTTCCACAGGCAAGGAAGGAAAGCTCGACTATTCAGACCAGTATCAGTTCCTTGAAGATAACAGAGTTTATCTTATTAAAGCGTACGCAACAGGCTTTTCGCTTCACACGAATGATTTTCTCAAGCTTGATATTTCAGCACTCAATCCTGCCGAAATTAAAGTAACCCTTAATCAGACAGCAACAGCTTAATTTTTCACGGAGGTGTTGAACGATGGGAGTCATGAACGATGTAGTTAATATGCTCGATTTTGACCGTGAGCACATCGAAACAGATGAAAGCACAAAGTTAAAAATTGAACTGATTATAGCCAATGGAAAACAGCACCTTCGCGATTATAACCCTCTACTTACTGATGAGGATTTTGAACGGCCGACAAGGGCAAGAAGTTTGTTGTTTGACTATTGCAGATACGCTTACTCAAATGCGGTTGAAATGTTCGACCATAATTTCGAGAACGAAATTTTGAAATTAAGGCAGGAATATAAGGTGCGAATGTATGATACTGAATAATAACATTGATTTTTTGACATTTAATGACGGCGTTGCGAAAATCTATGAAACCGACGAAAACGACGATGTTATTGCCGACAGCTTGAAAAAGTATCGTTTTGGCAATGAAAAAATCGGAGTAACTCGTTTTTATGGTGCGAAACAAAATGACATTGAACTGTCAAAGGTCATACATATCCACAAGGACGAAAACTTGCGAACGGACATGGCGGTTGTTATCAGCGGCACAAGGTTTAAAATTGAGCAGATTCAGCATGACAAAAGCAAAAATCCCCCTTGCTCGATTTTGAGCCTGTCACAGCGGGGACTGTATGAGGGTGGTGCAGATGTTTTTTAAGAATTACGACGAATTTGTCGAACTTATTAAGTCTTGTGGCATTAAATGCGTTGAGGCAGATTACAACAAGTCAACCCCTGCTCCCTATCTTGTTTACTTTAAAGACGAGGAAGAAGGCATTTACGCAGACGGTAAATGCCTTTGGAAAACTGCAAAAATCATCATAGAACTCTACACAGCGAAAGATGACCATGCAAGTGAAACAAAGTTTGAAAAATGGATGTCTGAAAACGGCTTCGGTTGGAAAAAACCAAATCGAGCATGGGACACAACCAATAAACTTTGTGTGAGTTATTACAATTTGAGTGTGATTTTTGATGAGTAGTTACAAAAAAATCGGTATTGACAGAATCGGCGATACTTTATCAAAAGAACTTGCAACCTATTCGGCTGATGTGCAAATGGGTGTCCGACTATTGGTCGATGAAAAATCCGAAGAGCTCAAAAACGAAATCAAGAAAAATGCACCTGTCGGCAGAAGAAAAAAATATCGCAAATCCTTTAGGATAAAGGTCACAAACGAAACATTTCGATTTTATGAAAAAACGGTTTATGCCGCTAAACCTGAGTACCGGCTTACACATCTTCTCGAGAAAGCCCGCAAAAAGAGAGGCCAAAAAGGCGGAACGGTACAACCGAAGGTGCATATTGCTCCGGCAACAGAGAAAATTCACGGCGAATTTGAAGCCGGAATAAAAAAGCTCATCAAATCATCGGAAGCTTTTGGTGGCGGTGATTTGAGCGGAATTAAAAGAATTTAAAAACATAAGGAGTGTTTATTATGAATAAAACTATCAGAAAAGTTGGTTATGCTGTGCTGACAGAAAGCCCCACAGGCGAAATCACATACGGTAACCCCGTGTGGTTTAAGTCTGATGAAGCAGGCGGCAGAAGTATCGGTGCAGAGCCTATCGGCGATTCAAACACAATCTACGCTGACGGCTTGCCTATCATTGTAGCAAGTGCGAATGGCGGCTATACAATCAGTCTTGAGCTTATTTCAGCAGTCGACGACATCGAAAAAGATTGGTTCGGCAATGATGAAGCAACTGAGGGCGGTATCATCGAAAAGGGCGGTATCAAAGTAATGCCGAGATTCGCTCTTCTTGCTGCCAAGGAAACATACAAAGGTGACAAGCTCTACGAGATTGACACCTATTTCGACTGCGTAGCTGCAAGAGCCAGCAGGAACGACAAGACATCCGAAGGTAACTTCGACCCACAGTTCCCGACCTTTACGGTTACAGCAAAGCCACGCCCTGACAATGATTTTGTACGCTATACATCTTATGCCGACACTCTGCCCGAAAGCGTTGTAGTGCCTACTGTAAAGGCGGCAAAATCGGCAGGTCCTACAGATCAGGCCTCATCAGACACTACAAAGGCGGCTAAGAGCTAATGAAAGACACAGTTGTTATTAACAATACAAATGTTGAGGTTGAGGTTACAGCATATACAATGCTCATCTACGAGGACACATTCAAAGGTCACAGCTTTTTGCGTGATGCCGACCGTGTTCTTGTTAAAAATCTTAACGATGTAAAGTTCGGTTCTGCCGTAAAGCTTTTGTGGGCAGCGGCAAAGACGGCAGACGATACAATTTCTAACTTTAAGGCTTGGTCAAAAGAAATCAGCATTAAGGACGCTATTTCAGCGACAGGTAAAATTATCGATCTCGTTGTTGACAGTCTTAAAAGCGACAGCCCAAAAGTGACAGCGACAGCGACCTAAACGGATTTAAAACTTTCCTGACGGCGAAGGAAATCTTATCCTATGCCGTCAGGAGTGGTCTGACTGTCGCTGATTTACAAAGATTTACAATAGGTTTTGTACTTGATTATGTGGAAACCTATTTTGCATTACGAAACAATAAGAATATCCACGAAGATGAAGAAAAGTATCGGAAAATGAAATCTGTATTGCCTTTCGTTACAGAAAGATTTGAAGGTAAAGAAATCTCGGAAAAGCAGTATAGCGAGTTTATGAACCGATATAGGAAATTGGAGGACAGATATGGCATCAACGATTAAAGGCATCACCGTCAAGATTGCAGGCGATACGATAGACTTGCAGAAATCTTTAAAAGCTGTGCAGTCCTCATCCTCGAGCTTACAGAGCGAATTGTCGGCTGTTAACAGACAATTAAAGTTTGATCCTGAAAACACTGTCTTGCTTGCTCAAAAGCAAGAAGTGTTAAAAGAACAAATTGAAAACAGCAAATCTGCCCTTGACCGCTTGCTTGAGGTACAAAATCAAGTTGAAGAGCAGGCAAAAAACGGCGAAATTTCGACGGAGCAGTACAGAGCTTATCAGCGTGAAGTTGAAAAAACCAAAAGCAAACTCAACTCCTTTAACGAACAACTTGATAAGACAAGAGACGAATTTGATAAAGTTGCAAATGGGGTTGAAAACCTTGAAAATAAGTCGAATAAAACTGATTTATCAAAGGTCAAAAAAGAAATGGATGAGGTTAAATCCTCAGCCGACAACCTTAAATCTGCTGTTGGTGGTGCATTAAAAGAAGCTACTGCTACAGCAACGGCAATTGGCGGAACTGTTACAGGCGCAATTGTAAGCGCAAACGGCGAACAAAAGGCTCTTAATTCTTTGCAGGCGCAAGCAGGCTTGACCGCCGAGGAGATGACAAAGTACAAAGATGTCCTTGAAGATGTTTACAAGGGAAATTTTGGCGAATCTCAGGAAGAAGTTGCAAATGTCCTTGCTTTAATTAAGCAGACAACGAACGAAACAAATCCAAGCAAGCTCAAGGATATGACTGAAAATCTCTTTACTTTAAGAGACGCTTATGATTATGACTTCGTCGAAACGCTAAGAGCGGCTAACATGCTTATGGAACAGTTTGGTGTAACAGGCGATGAAGCGTTTAATCTTATTGCTCAGGGCAGTCAAAAAGGTCTGAATAAAAACGGCGATTTGCTCGATACAATCAACGAATATTCCGTACATTATAAGCAACTCGGCTATGATGCAAACGAGTTTTTTAATTCGCTTGAAAATGGCTCTAAAGCAGGTACTTTCAGTATTGACAAGCTTGGCGATGCCATGAAAGAGTTTGGAATCCGTTCTAAAGATACAAACTCGAGTACGCAGGAGGGATTTACTCTTCTTGGCTACGGCGCAAAAGCCTCAGCTGAGGACATTCAAAAAGCCAAAGACGAAGTCGCAAAGCTCGAAAAAAATCTTTACTATGCAAAAGAAGAGCAAAAAAGCTTTAACAATTCAACGAGCGAATTAACAAAGCAAAAGAATACCGATAAAATTGAACAATATTCAGAGGCGCTAAAAACTGCTAAAAAAAATCTTGCGAATCTCGAATCAGCAGGCAAAGGCGCAAAAGGTAGTATTGAGGATTTGCAGGCAAGATTTGCAAAAGGCGGAGACAGCGCTAAGGCGGCAACATCAGAAGTCCTAAAGGCTCTTTGGGAGATGGACGATAAGGTCAAGCAAAATCAGGCAGGTGTTGACCTCTTCGGTACGATGTGGGAGGATTTGGGAATTGACGGTGTAAAAGCCTTAATGAAAGTTAATGGCTCTGCCGACAAAACCAAAAATACCATGAAAAAGATTAAAGACATCAAATATGATGATGTCGAAGCCGATTGGGCAAGCCTTGGCAGAACGGTACAAACCGATGTCATTAATCCTATCGGCAAATCATTATTCCCTGAGGTAAAAAAACTTTGTAAATTTGCGAGCAAGCATACAGATGATATTATTCCGACGCTAAAACAGATTGGTGTTTTAACTACTGCTATTTGGTCGGGTAAAAAGGCCACTAAAATAGTTACAGAAATCAAAAATCTGTGGGGAGCTTACAAGTCTTTGAAAGCGGCAACAGATGCCGCTAAAATCTCACAAGAGGGACTTAACACTGCTCAAAAAGCAAATTTGTGGGGATTAGTTGCAGGTTTAGTTGTTGGTGCTATAGGCGAAATTTGGGCATTTTCAGAGGCTAACGACAGTGCAAAACAATCCCAAGAAGAACTTAACGAAGCTCAGGAAAAAGCAAAAGAAGAAATCAAAGAGCTTAAAGATGCCAACGATGAATATGTGCAGAGTAAGAAAGATGCGGCGTCAGAGGTTGAAAATGAATTTCAATATTATGACGATTTGTGGTGTGAATTGCAAGGTATTGTAGACCAAAACGGAAAAGTCAAAAAAGGCTACGAGGACAGAGCAAAATTTATTACCAATGAATTGAGCCGAGTTACAGGCAATGAAATCACTTGGAACGGCAATGTTATTCAGTCTTATAAAGACCTTAAAGGCTCAATGGATGATGCCCTTGAATCAAAGAAAGCCCTTGCTATGTTGTCTGCGCTTGAAGAGCCCTATCAAACTGCTGTATCAGGCTTAAAAAGCGCAAAAAATGATGTTACAAATGGTTATGTAGCAAAAAAAAGCGCACAAAAAGATGTAGATTTAGCTAAGGCAAAAGTTACACAAATGAGTGTCACTGGACTTTCGTCAGGTCAAACGGCTTTGAAGTATGCAGGCTGGGGATTTGAAAACGGCAAAATATCTCAGCAGTATTACCAAGAAATACTCAAAGATTTTCAAAACGGCGAAAATATGTATAAACATTTTGAAGATTTATCAAAATCCGTCGGAAGAGCTTACAGCGAGGCGCAAAATGAAGCCAAAAACAATTTAAAGGCTAAACAAATAGAATTTGACAAAGCAGATGGCAAGTATAAGGAATATCAGAAAAAAGTAGTTGATTATAACACCACAATCCAAAATTATGAGAATCTCACAGCGGCAAACGCTAAAGGTAACACAAAAGAAATTAAAGCCGCAATGTCGGACTTGTCTAACAACATTGTTACATACACAACAGGCACTAAAGATGCTCTCGAACAGCAGGTCAATGATTTTAAGACAAATGCCGAGAATCTACGGACGGCATACAAAGACGGTGTTGAAGGTGTCACAAAAGACCAAGTTGAAGAAGCCGAAGAATTGCAGGAAAGAGCAGAAATCGAACTTGCTAAGTACACCGATATGTACGGCACGGTTGCCGCAATCGCCACGGGTAAAGCGGACGAAATCAACGCACAACAGCAGAAAATCAAAAACGGTTTTATTGATGCTGAAACAGGTTCAAGAGAGAGCCTTGAAAATCAGCTTGCAAACTTTACCGCAAACTACGAGCTGCTAAAAACTGCAATGGACGAAAATCAACCGGGCGTTACTCAAAAAATGGTTGATAACGCACACGAGCTTGTCGATAAGGCAACTGTTGAACTCAACAAACTTGAAGGCAACGGCGAAACTGCCGGTAAAAACGGCACAGAGGGCGTAAGTGATGGTATGAAAAACGAAGATGCCCTTGACAAAGTTGATAAATCAGGCAAAAAGGTTCTTGGCAAAGCAGAAAACAGTCTTTCGGAAAGTTATAACAAAGGTTATCAAAAAGGTAAGGATTTTACTCAGGGTTATATTAAAGGCTTGAGTGAGGGCGGACCTACAGGAAGTCTTCACGCGGAAATGAATAGGCAGGCAAGACAACTCGCAGAGACAGGTCTTATTACTCTTGCAAATGCACAGGATTCACATTCGCCATCAAAAAAGACAAGAAAACTTGGAGCTTACTTCGGTGAGGGTTATCGTCTTGGCATTGAGGATGAGATTGCCGAAACGCAAAAAACAGTAAGGTCTTTAACTTCGAGAGCCCTGTCAGCAGTTGAAGGTGATCCAATCGGATCGATTAACAATAAATTCGCGGACATTCGCACCCAAAGTCAAAACGCAGCGGTAAATGGTCAGATGTCGAAAATTGTTACAAATTCACCTACGATTGAAATTAAGCTCGCTGGGGATGTGGTAATTAATAATGACATGGATGTTGATGATTTTAACCGTCGTGTTTCCGCTGCAATTGTTGAAACCCTTGATGGTGAAGCGTCGAAGTGGGGAGGTTAAAGATGAGGCATAGTTTTACATACAACGGTACTGATTTACGAACATTGGGCTTTTTTATAGCTACACCTCCTAAATATCAAATTGCAAAGCGTAATTTTGATTTTATCTCTGTTTATGGAAAAAACGGCGGAGTGATTTCCGATAACGGTGTTTTTGACAATGTTGAAATGCAGCTTGAAGTCAACAGCTACCCGTACATCGTACCAAACGAAAATAACGCAGAGCTTGTAAGAGCACTCGCCGAATGGCTTACCGTTTGGGACGGCGAGTATAAAATCTTTAGGGATTCATATAACCCCGGTTATTACACAAAAGCGATTTGCACAGGAATTGAGCCAATAGAAGAGGTTGCCCCTCTTTGTTTGTCAACAACAATAAATTTCAGCCGTCATCCTTTTTGGTATAGCGATTTGGGACAGGAAACAATAAAAGTAAAATCAACTTCAACTCAAACTGCTGAAATTGAGCTTTTCAACCCTGAAAGCTATGCCGCTGAACCTTTTATTAAAATCATTAATTCAGGGGCAAAAATAACGCCGCTGATACTGACCGTTAATGACGGTCAACCTCTGACGGTAAAGACATCCTCGGATAAGGATTACATAGAACTCAATTCAGAAGAACAGACCGCCTCTTTTGATGACGGTAAAACATTAGCAAATAACTGCATCATCTGCACAGAATTTCCGAAACTTAAACCGGGGTGGAACAAGATTAAAATTTCAGGAAAGAACGCAAACACTTTTACTGATGTTGAAATAAAACCGAACTGGAGGAGGCTATGAGAAATGCAACCGATTTTATACGAAACAGCGGATTATTATAAGAATCCAACCGCCTTGTTGGAATCAAACGGCTTTGGATTCTTGAATGAATGCACCGAGTTTTTGACCACAATGGAAGAAAACGGCACTTATAGCTTTAGTGCAAAGATTAAAAGCACAGATAAGCTTGCTTCAAAAATAAAAATAACTTCTTACATAAAAGCGAAAGTGAACAATGTGTCTGAACCACAGCTTTTTTATGTGACCAAGATTGAAGTTGACAAAAACGGTGATTTGACCGTGTCGGGCGAACATGTGTCAAGAATGTTTTTCCAAAACGGGACAATTCCTCGTGCAATGGACGGTTCGATGTATGGCACACCGAAAGAACTAATTGACCACTTTATTCGAGACTACAGCCAAGTAGGAGAACCTCTGCATATGTGGTTTACGGAGGCCCCGTATAAGTGGTTTAGCTTCAGTTCATCAATCACGGCAAAGAAAAGAATTTATTTAGGCTATTCACAGGCAGTAAAGTTTGAGGAAATTTTTAAAAATGACGATGAAGGGTTGATAAATCAGTTTGACGGTGTTCTGTATTTTAACAATTTTGATATTCACTTTGAAAAAATCAGTACAGCAGGTGCGAAAAGTGGCTATCGTATAGCTTTCGGCGCTAATGTGTCAGATTATAAGCAGACTGCTGAAATCGGCAACTACTATACACATGTTATGCCTTACGCACGATGTAACACTACGGACAATAAAGAAGTTGTCGTGTCAAGCCCTGAACCGTATGAAACGGGTTTAAAACGGAGTATTAAAAACACATATTTGTATGATTGCACAAACAAAATCAAAAAATACACTTTAAATCCCAGCACCGGCGAAAACTACGAAGAAGTCAGAGATGCTTTGCGTAATGCAGTTGCTGATTATAACTATTCGACGGAACAAACATCGGAAACCCTGAGTATAAGGGTAACTCTTGAAAACGAGCTCACTAAAATGCACGCAATCAAACTTTATGACGAAGTGACGGTCGTAATGCCGGACGGCACGAATTTGAACCGAAGAATTTCAAAAACGGTCTACGATAGCATATCTCAGAAATACAAGGAAATTACAATCGGCGACTTAAGTATGTCGATGTCTGATTTACTAAAAATCCAAAGGAGGTTTAAGAAATAATGGCAATTAGTATGAAACATAAATCAATTACAATTGATGTCAATAATCGAAATGCACCGAATGTTGTTGCAATTGCAAATGTAAATGACAAAGCGGTTCGCTATCTTGATGTTACTTTAACGGCAAGCGGTGAAAAATTGACCTTTGCAGATTGTACAGTGACAGCGACTTTTGCGACAGACGGATATTTAATTTCGGATGCAGTTGCTTGTACATTAAACAGCACAGCGGATGTTATTACTGTTCCGCTCGAAAATTTCAAGTCTATGTCGGGTTTTTTAGCAATCGAAATTAAGATTGCAAACGGTGAAACGCAGGTTTTGAATACACCGCTTGCTTTAAAAGTTAAAGTGACTCCAAGTCTTCTTGACAAGAGCATGATCAGTAAAGACAGCGTTGGTACAGCCGCTGAAATCTGTAGAGAGGTTGCCATGGCAAGAGGCAAATACGACAGCCTCAACACAAGGCTTAACGGGATTGATTCTTCTGTTTCTAATAAAGCTGATAAAAGCACGGTCAGTCAGTTATCAGCACGAATGCAGACGGCAGAGAAAGCCCTTACAGGCAAGGTAAACGCAACAGACGTAGCCAATGCTCTTAAAGCGAAAGAGGACAACTCAAACAAGGTAATTTCAAAAACGGACATCACAGACAGCAACACTAATTATCCGAGCATTGAATATCTTGACGCTTATTATTACAAGGCGAATGAACTCTATTCGTCGGAAGAAACGGACGAACTTCTCGGAAACAAGGCAGATGTCAATTCTGTTTATTCAAAAGCCGAAACCGATAATTTGCTCGGCGAAAAAGCTGACAAGGTAGATGTTGACGATGTCAAGGCATACATCGGATACACAGACAGCGATATTCTTGGTTTGCAGGTGGATTTTGAAAACAAGACATTCACTCGGCTTGCAGGAGCAGTCGGACTGTCGCAAGGTTCAGACTTTAATAAATTTACAATGTACGGCGGCAGAAGAAGATGTAATGTTTTGGACGACGGCACTATCACAGCATATTACGGCGACGAAGGCTATACGGAAGACGGCTCGAACGGTCAGGTAATGGTTTTTCAGCCAGCATTTTATTATAAAGTCGTTCCACTCAAATTGGAAAAAAACACCGATTCAGGAATTGGTTTTCATTTGCGAAAAGTGAACTACTATGTCAGCTCCAAACCTAAAACAGGCTTTAAGCTCCACCCTGCTTTTTATGATGAAAACGGTAATGCGGTTAATTACATTCTTTTTTCGGCTGATGAGGGAAGCATGTACGATGTTTCCGCAAAAGCCTATGTCAATGATAATGTCGATTCTATCACCTACGAGGACGGTGATTTACTTTGCTCGGTTGCAGGAAAAAAACCTATCAGTGGCTTAAGAAAAGGAATCGGAACTAAAGTAAACCTTGAGCAGATGGCACAAAACCGTGGTTCAGGCTGGCATTTAGAAACAATCAAGGCTACCTCTGCAAATCAACTTCTGATGATGATTGAACTTGGAACAATGGGCTCGCAGACAGGCGCCGGTCAGGGTGTTGTTTCAATTTCGGACAATTCAGCATACAACTGTTCGAGCTTGACAGGTTCCACTGCTGACCTCGGAAACGGCACGGGTCAGGCGAAAAAAACCACAAATGAAATTGGCGGAACTGAAACGACTTACAACACAAGCGGAAAAGTTTCCATTGCCTACCGTGGAGTTGAAAATTTTTGGGGAAACATGTGGAAACATATTCAGGGCATCAACATTTTTGGCGATGGCACAATGGGCGGCGGTCAACCATATGTGGCGAATGATTTCACATTCAACGAGACCAAACATTCCGACAACTACGAGCCTGTTGGTTTTACGCTCGCAAATTCAAACGGTTGGATAAGCGCCATGGGCTACGGTTCAGAAGAATTTGATTGGCTGTTGATGCCTTCGGAAAAAGGCGGCACATCTGTGCTTCCTGTTGGTGACTATCTCTATGTTACACCAAATTTGAACAGCAGTCGAATCGTTCGGTTTGGCGGTAGTTGGGCTGTTGACGCTTTTGCGGGTGGCTTCGGCGTGGCTTGTAATTACGGAAACAACGGTCAGGGTCGGTTTATCGGCGGTCGCTTGCTATATGTGCCTACAGCTAAATCTGGCGACGCACCGCCAAAGTCTTATTCCGCATCAGAGGTTGATTCACTTCTTGCGAATAAATACGATTCATCAAATATCGAACTTGGTACAGCTACTCTTACACCGTACTCTACTCAGATTGATAAAATAAAATCTGCAACTTGCCTTTATAAAAAAATAGGCGATATCGTTATTGTAAATGTCACCGTCATTATGAACGCAACATCTTTAGGCG